TCAGGGCAGAAGCCCCGAAGAAAAACTTGCGATGGTTAATCAACTGCTTATGCAGATAGTGTTCCCGATGATGCCAGCCCTTGAAGCTCAGGGAGCAACAATCAATTTTGAGAGCCTGTTTAACATGGTGGCTGACTATTCTAATATCCCAGAGTTTAAGCATGTGGTAGAGTTCTCCCAGAGCAGAGAGCCTGGCCAGGGAATTATGACCGGCTCGAAAATGAAGTCAAGCCCGGTTTCTCACAGGACATACGAAAGGGTGAACAAGCCGGCTGTGAACCAGAATCAAAGAGAACAGCAGCATATAAATTTGGCTTTTGGACAACGTTCACAGCCGGCAGAAAAACAGACATTGGTGAGACAGTAAGATGGCGAAATATTGCTACACAAATAAAGAAGAAGGAACAATTATCCGGCGGTTTCCGATAACCGGGAATATCCCTGAGCATATCACGCTTGGCGGAAAACGCTACGACCGCGACATTCGATCAGAGCATTCCAGCTTCAAGCATACATATGGCAGTGGATGGCCGATGAAAAGTATCGCTGCGGCTGTATCTCCTGACCAGGTTCAGGATGCTATGGAAATTGACAGGCGGGCTGGAGTTCCTACGGAGTACACTAAGCACGGTGAGCCGATATGGAGGAATCCGGGACACAGAAAACGGTACCTCAAAGCACACAATCTTTATGATAGAAACAGTTTTTTTTAGGATGAACAAAAATGGATAACGAAGTAAAGCAAGAAAATACAAACGATGAACAAACATCAGAAAACCTTGAAGCCATAGACAGCTACCTTGAAGGTCTTGGCGGTGATGACCGCGATATGGAGCATGCCGACGGAGAGAACGGTGAAGCCGAGGCCAGTGGCGCTGAGGCAGACGGTGTTTCCGATGGGGAAGCCGACAGTGATGGCGAAACCGAAAAAGATGACTCCGGCGACGATGATGATTCCGTCGCTGATGATGATACAGAGAAAAGCGAACAGCCAGATTCCGGCAGTGACGATGAAGGCGGTGAAACCGAAAACGCCGCCGAGGCCGAAGAGGGTGTTGTCGCATTAGAAGATCTGATCGATTCTGAAGAAGTTTCAGACGAGACTTGGGCCGCCTGCCAGGCATTATTTACCCATTTCTCAGAGAAACTAAAGGCTGCTGGGGACGCTCAGAAGCATTTACATACGATTGATCGGATGCAGACAAAGATTGACGAGCTTGAAGAATTTGTAACGGTAAAACGGCAGAGTGAATATGTCGAGAAGTTTGAGGCCGGGCTTGACGGCCTTGGCAACGGCAGGCTGTTCGGTGAGGGCAGTTTTGATTCTATTAGCCAGGAGCAGAAAGATAATCGGCTGAAAATCGACGAGCATGTCCAGGTTCTGCGTGCCGGGTACAAAGAGAGCGGCAAGAAGGTTCCGCCGCTTAACGAGCT